TTAAGTAAAGCACCTTGGGCCAAACGTGTCCACGGAGTTAAAGGAAGTGATGCGGCACATAAAGCCTGCGCGGCATTAAGTGAAACCGAGTATTTTATTACAGTTGACGCCGACAACATCGTTGATCCAAAGTTTTTAGAAGTTGAAGTAGATTTAGAAGAACTCGGACTTACTCCCGACCATGTGTTTAGTTGGTGTGGAAAAGTTAATGTTAACGGACTTATGTACGGTAACGGCGGCCTTAAAATGTGGACACGTAAATTTGTTAATAATATGCGTACACACGAGAATTCAGATCCTAATGATAAAAAAGGTTTAGTTGAATTTTGCTTTGATGACAAATACTATCAATTTAACGATAATTACAGTGAAAGTATTATCACCGGTAGTCCATTCCAAGCCTGGCGTGCCGGGTTTCGAGAAGGAGTAAAGATGAGTTTAGATCAAGGTTCTCGAGTCGACGATATTAGAAAAATTTGGTGGCAAAATTATCAACGTTTACTAATCTGGTGTAATGTAGGCGCTGATATTGACCATGGTCTATGGAGCATGATAGGTGCTAGAGAAGGATGTTATAAGACTAATTGTACTGACTGGGATTATGCACAAGTTCGTGATTTTGAATGGCTTACTAACTATTGGAGCGAACAAGGATACGGTCCAGCAACGGATGTTAACTACCGTTTTAAATGGTTAGGCGACCAACTTCGTACAATGTGTGGATTAGAAGTATCTGATTTAGATGCCACTGGTTCAAAGTTCTTTAAGAAGGTCTACACTAACACACCAAGGATAATTCGCACCCGTGTTTGATATTATTTTTATTAGTTATAACGAACCTAACGCAACAGAAAATTTAAAACTGTTGAGAGAACGATTTCCTTTGACGAAGCATGTGTTTAATGTCAAGGGAATTCATCAAGCTCACGTAGAAGCAGCCAAAAGAAGTTTTTTTGAAATGTTCTGGGTTGTTGATGCTGATGCTGTTATATTAGATGATTTTAAATTTGATTATGAACCACCAGATCATCAACGAGACCACGTTCATGTTTGGCGTAGTCGTAATCCGATAAATGGTTTAGAATACGGTTATGGCGGAGTTAAACTTCTTCCTAAAAAACTTACTTTAGAGATGGATCTCACTAAACCAGACATGACTACAAGTATAAGTCCTTACTTCATACCTATGGAAGCTGTGAGTAACATTACAGCATTTAATACTGATCCTTTTAATACTTGGAAAAGTGCTTTTAGAGAATGTTGCAAATTAGCCAGTCGAACAATAGAAGGCCAGGTTGATACCGAGACATCTGCTAGACTCAAAGTTTGGTGTTCTTTAAATGATAATGCACCATACGGGTATTATGCATATTTAGGCGCACTATCCGGAAGAGATTACGGTGAAAAAAATGCCGGAAATATTCCGGCACTTAGAATGATAAATGATTTTGATTGGCTCAAGAATCAGTTTGAACAAATTCGTTTGCCATAGGAAACACGTCAGCGATAACTTTTGCACATTCTCTAGCTACTTCCATGTGCTCTAACTGTGTACCATTTCCACTGCGTAGTTCGATAAAGTGAACCCAACTACGTAGTGTACCATTCATATATAATCGACTTACTGTATTTCCTTCTGGAAGAATAGCACGAGCCTGTTCTTTAGCAATACCTTTTTCGATAGCCTCGCTATAAATTCTACGAACATTTTCGATGATAAATTTCTGCTGTGCATCCCACCATGCATTAAGTTCTGTATCATTTGTGACAATACTATTTTGCCTATTTTTTGTATCTTGAAGTCTGGCTTCTCGAATAACAAAATCTAAGTCTTTAGTAGGATCAGCGTATCGTTGACTAAATTCTTGAAAACTAAAACTACGATGACGTAGGATTTGTCTTGCGATGTCTCTAGTAGTTTCAATTTCTAAGCAGGCACTGACCATTTCTAAAGGAGACCAATGTTTGTGTTTGGTCAAGTACCTAATTAGTTTTTCGCTAGTTTCAAGATTGAATTGATTAGAAGGGTTACTTACTCTAGCACAGAACGCAATAAGTTCTTGTGCATCTGTAATACCTTCATCATACATTTCTCGACTAGGCTTACTTACACTAATTAATTTAACTTTCATAATTTCTTTTTCTTTAAAAAGCGTTTAGTATTGTTTTCAACGTCTTTTCTAATCTTATCTGTATCTAGTTTAAAATCAATATTATCGATTCTATTTTCATAAGATTTGAAAAGTTCTGACAACGAATCTTCGAAAGGTTTCCAACCTTTCTTTTGATCTTCTGGCGTTATTTTTACTTCCCAGACCTTGCCATCTTTAAATGTAATTATTACAGCATTAAGATACCGTAGGGGTAGAACTCTAAGTTTTACCTCTCCGAATACTTCGGGCCAACAATCGACGACGTCTTTGGGAAGATCTCTTCCCTGTTCAATCACTTCGATTTTTTGGTCGGAACCAACTCCTCTGCTTTGCGACGGAATTCTGCCGCTTGCTTGGCTAATTTGTCTGCCTGACTACGATAGTGCTTTGCTTCAGCTTCTGCTGAATCAAATTTTATTTCAGTATCAGTAGTTGTATTAGATACAGTTATCTCCGGTGCTTCATCTTTTGATTTGATTTTATCACCGTCTCTAGGAGAAATATATAAATCGTCAACAGCAATACCACGCTGTTCGGCAATAATTTGATTTAGTTCAGATAACAAAATTGAAGATCCAATAACCGGTGTCATTTCAACTTGATCAGTCGATACTTTAATTAATCGGCCATTAGCATGTAAATTTGGCAACATACGAGATCCATCTGGAAACTGCGTACGATCTAATGCTTCGGCAAATTCGTATGATTCTTGAGCTGATGCACTTTCTACTAGATTAATGATTGCATTGTGTAGATCGTCTGGTAGATTTTCTGTCGGTACTACTAAGGCGCTATAAGCGTCTCCGGGTAGAGTTCTAAAGGCTACAAGAACTTTTTTTCCTGATCCTTTGATTCTACCTACGTGTTTTAATGATTGCATAATTATGCTCCTTTAGCCGCTTCTGATTGCTTTGCTACTTGTTCAAGAAAGGCTGTAAGTTTTGTATATGTTTGTCCTACCACGGACATTTCGTTTGGTTTGAAAGCACCACGTGAACTAGCAATATCGATAATAACCTTCATTGCTTGAAGATCGTTAATTGTTAGTTCGTTAGGATCTGCTTTTTGAGCTTCTGTTTGGGGAGCCGCTTGAGGCTGCTCATTTTTTTCAACTTTTTCAGTCATAGTATCTCCTTTGAAAAGTACGTATATAATTATCTCGTTTGTAAATACGGACAGGCAATCGTGAAGAAACTGAGCTCCTTCTCCGACTCAAATCCTATACGAGTAGTATATACGATTGTATTAGTGTTGTCTAGTCCAAGATCTTGCCCTATGTAATATCGGCTGTTTAAATTATGCTTTATCCAAGAATCTAGTCTAGAATGTAATGTGGGGCTATATCTGTCTAATGTAGTATATTTAAAGTGAGGTGCGGCAAACTCTACTCTTCTCATATCGAAATAATTAAGAGGATTAGGTTTGCCGTTTTTTAATGCCATTACGCTAGTTCCTTAACTTCGTCGTAGTATGCATATTCACCGAACGGAGGAACAATAGTATTGTTACCATGGATAATAAACACAGTATCACAGTATTCTTCTTCACCCCAAGATCCAAAAGGATAACCGTCAGTGAACATAATAAATTTCTTAGGTTGTATTTGATTTTCCTTCATATACTCCCAGTTACACATAAAGTCAGTGCCACCACCGCCCATCGGCTCGTAGTTCATAAATTCGTCCATGGTGTAACCGTCAAAGTCTGCTTCGTTATAAACGCTAGTATCAAAACACCAGATTTTAATTTTAAAATCTTTGTATTCTTCCATGATACCCTTAATCTCACTCATAAAGTCTTTGGCTTGTTCATCACCGATAGACCCAGACATGTCAATTGCTACACATACATCAATAGTTTCGTCGTAGTTAGTACCTGGAAGAATTGCACTCATATGCCATCCTTTTCGATTAGGACGCATAAAAGTGTAGTCAT